TGCTACTTCATCAACACGAAGTTCATGAAGCTGCGCCCGATCAAGGGTCACTGGATGGTGTCGCGCAAGCCCCCGCGCGTGTACGACCGTTACATCCAGTACTTCGCCCTGACCAGCAAGGCCGCGCTGACGACCAACAAGCGCAACGCCCATGCGGTCCTGAGCATCGCGTAATGAATCGGGGCCGGCGGCAACGCCGGCCCCACTGAACACAGGAGAATTGAACATGACCATCGCAAAGTTTCCAGGCGTCCAGGGCGGTCCCGGTGTCCGCATCGGCAACTCGTCTTCGGCGCAGCAGGCCCCGGCTGCGGCAACCCGCACGTACATCACAGGCTCGGCACTGCGCATCCCGCAGGGCGGCCTGAAGGTCGGCGACCGCTTCCGCTGGGTTTTCAACATGGCGAAGACGGCCGCGGGCACCGCGACCAGCACCCTCGACATCGCTGTCGGCACCGCCGGCACGACTGCCGACACGGCGCGCGTCTCCTTCACGAAGCCGGCTGGCACCGCCGTGGCTGACGAAGGCCGCGTGGTTGTCGAAGCCGTCGTGCGCGTGGTTGGCGCTGCGACCGGTATCGTGGTCGGCATCATGAACCTGACGCACAATCTCGCGGCCACCGGCCATGCGCAGATCCCGTCGGTCAACGTGTACGCCACCAGCGCAGCGTTCGACAACACCGGCGACGAGCTGGTGGTCGGCCTGTGCTTGACCAGTGGCGCAGCCGATGCGATCACCATCGAGTACGTCGATGCGGAGTACGAGCGCTCGGTTGTCGGCAGCTGATTCCTCGACCCCTGAGAGCCGGGACTGCAGACCGGCTCTTTTTCCACACCACACCACAGGAGAACGAATATGCGAATCGCAGAAGTAATGGTCCGTCGTTCAGAGCACCACAGCGCCAAAGTCGAAGTCGGCGCGTGGGAAATTCTCATGCTCCAGTACGAGCACTCACCGGAGAAAGTCGAAATTCTCGGCTTCAAGCGCATCGAAGGCCGCGGCTATCCGGACCCGCAGCAGGAATTCGAACGTCTCGGTCAGCGCTACGGTATCGACACCGAGAGCGGCGCGAGCAAGGTATCGCTCGTCTACGGCCAAGGCCAGATGGGCGTCATGAATCTGCGCAACCTGATCGAGCAGGAGCGCAAGCAAGAGGACGGCACGGAAGTCCTCGAAACTGTATCGAATGTCGTGGAGCTGCCGGCAGCCCCGACTCCGGCTGCGCCCGCCCCGGCGACCGAAGTCATCCCGTCGGTCAAGTCCTCGACTCTCAGCCTGCCGAAGGGCAAAGACGCCGCGGCAGCGTAACGAATGGTGTGGTCTCCCGTCTTTTCGGGAGTTGTAAGGGGCGGCGCGGTACGGTAATGTCCTCGTCGCCCCTTCTTTTTGTTAGACGAGGAAACTGAACATGGCAGCAGCAGAAGTTTTGGCCCCGGGTAGCACAGCGGCAAGCTCCGCCGACATCGTCGTTGCGGCGCTTACGCTGCTTTGTTTGAAGGGCTCCGCCAACGGCGTCGGCCCTGGCGTCAACGCGGTCGTGCACGTCGAGCTGAAAGACGAGGACGGCTTTTACTGGCCGTTCGATACGCTCGCCACCATCGGCAAACGCGCTATTCTGCTCGAAGCAGCCGCGACGTATCGCGTGACGCGAGTAGCCGCCGGTACAGTGGGCGTTGCGGCGGACTACAACTGCGGCGTCTTCACGGGCTAAGCCCATGACGGTCACCAGCTATGATTTGACCGCAGCCGCACTCGGCTCCGGCATCATCGGGTTTCGCAGTGGCACAGGCGGCACGCTCGACCCGGCGAACTTCGACGGCGCCGCCGTGCTGCGGATCGAGCACGACCCCGCCGGATTGGCGGCGCTCAACGTTCGCATCACTGGCGCGCTCGCGCAAGATGATTTCGAGTCGATCACTATCTCCGATACGCTACTCGGCGACGTGACATTCTTGACGGCGACGGCGACGTTCGCGCTCGTCAGCGGCAACGCTCAGTGGTCGTGGCCTACGGCGGCGCTGTTCGCAGCGGCCGGCGTCTACGGAGTCGAAATCGATACCGGCATCGGCTACAACTGCGAGTGTGACGACACCACAAACTATGAGACGCTCGCTGAGCTGCGCGATCGACTTATGGTGCGGCTCGGCTACGCTGCGCAGGTCGATAACCCGCCGCCCGGCATGGAAGCGCTGCTCGGCGACTTCTTGCGGAGCGCGCAGCGTTTGCTGTACATGAAGTACAAAGAGCTACGCACGGAGCGCGTATTCACCTGGACGCTCGAAGAGGGAACTCGGTTCTATGACCTCGACGACAACGACGAGAGCTGCACGAAGCGCCTCAACGCGCTTAAGCTGTCGTGGGTCGGCGTCGAGGATTTGAACGGCGCGTGGATTCCGCTCGCTGCCGGCATTCCGCCGGAGTTCTACACCGGACTGCCGGTCGCGAACAGTCTGCCGCAACGCTACGAAATTCGGCAGTGCATAGAGGTATTCCCGCCGCCCGACGCCGCCGGCTACCGGCTGCGCGTCAAAGGACACTATCAGCTGCAAGCGTTCACGGCGGACGACGACCAGACCACAATCGACAGCGAACTGGTGTTCCTGTGGGCGCTTGCGACCGCGAAGGCGCATTACGGACACCCTGACGCGAACAACATCGCCGCGATGGCGAACGATTACCTCGGCCGCCTCGTCGGCGGCTCGCACGGCACTCGGCGCTATGTGCCCGGCACGGTCCCGCTGCCGCCGGCAGTGCGCCCCGCGATGCGAGACGGCTTCGATGCGTGATGCACCGCTTACTGTCCTGAAGGGCGGCATCAACCGTCTGCGCACCAAGGGCGGAGCCCGCGCAGACAACCTATACGACCTCCTGAACGGTTATCTGACCGAGGACGGAACTGTGCACGTCCGGCCGGGATCGTTCCTTGTGGCGACTCTGCCGGAGGCTACGTACGGCCTCGTCTACTTCAACGGCTCGCGGCACACGTTCGCAAGCTCGTCGGTAGCAGTGCCGACTGGTTACACGCTGCACGTCCTGTTTCATCCGGAATACGACCCGGACGATGACGACCCGACGCAGTTTGAGCTGGCGAAGGTTCACTTCGCGGAGCCGTTTCTAGGCTTCCTGTATGTCGTCGCGGAGTTCGCCGACGGGCAGGTTTTCCACTACTGGTTGCAGACCGGCGGAACGTGGGAAGCGGACACCGTCTACAACGACGGCGACGTTGTCGAGCCCACCGTGCCGAACGGCCTCGCATATCGCGCGACGCGTCTCGGGTCGCCGCTGCCAAGCTGGGCTCCGAACGTCGCGCGCACCGAAGGCCCGCCGCCGGATCAGATCGAGCCGACCGAGTACAACGGTTATTTCTACACCGTGGTTGACACCATCGGTTCGAACCCGCAATCCGGCACGACGGAGCCGGACTGGCCGACCGAGGAAGGCGCGCAGATTTTCGAGGACACCGAAGGCGTCGTCAGCGCGACTCCCGCTACCACCGCGCCCCCCAGCACGCAGACCCCGACATCCGACGTTGTGAATAGATACCGCAGGGACACCCGATGACGACACCCGCTTGGAGTCCAGGTACCCTCTACTCTCCGGGCGCGCTCGTGCGGCCGCGCTCCGCTTCGCCCGTAGACGTGGGGCAGCCCGACAACGCCGGATTCGAAGACGGCGATCTCAGCGATTGGGATTGGTCCACCGCGGGCGGCGCGAACATCGACCCGACGGTGCAGAGCACGCACAAGTTCCAGGGCACGTATGCACTGCGCTGGGTCGGCGCTGCCGGCTCCGTCGAAGGCGGCCGCGCGCTCGACCTTGTGAGCGAGGAACGCGCCGTCGTCACTCCAGGGCAGAACATTCAGGGCGAGTGTTACATCATGTACAACCCCGGCGGCTTCACGCCGGGCTCGTCTGGCTTCGCGCGAATCTACTGGTACGACGCGAGCAACGTTCTCATTTCCTCGACCGACGGCAGCGACGTAGACAATACCCTCGGCGCGAACCGCTGGGGCAACTCGCAGGTCATCGGCACCGCGCCGGCAAACGCTGCGTTCGCCTCACTCGGCGCACGCCTCCTGTCGAGCGGTGGCGACATCTACATCGACAACCTCAGCTGGAACTACGCGTCGCAAGGCGTGCCGGACGGTCTAATTTTCAAGGCGGTCCAGGCGGCCGCCGGGTTCAGCGCGAACGTCGAACCGACATGGCCGACTTCGCTCGGTAACACCGTCGTGGACAACGAAGTTACGTGGGAAGCCGTCGCGACCTCGCGCGTGACGTGGGAAGCTGAACCGATTCTGAAGTCTGGTTCGGTCGAGCCGACGTGGCCGACACTGCCGGGTGGCAATGTCGCCGACAACGGCAAAATCGCGTGGCTTGCGATAAGCCGGCGCATAGAGGACGAGAACTGCCCGAACTCAAAGGCGGTCGTCATCGCGGCGTCTAAAGTGTTCGCAGCGGACGAAGACATCATCAGATTCTGCGCAACCGTCAACCCGCTCGATTGGACAAGCGCCGACGACGCCGGCTATCTGCCGTTCGGTCTAAAAACCTACGGCTCGAATCCCGTCGCCGTGCTCGGGTTGTATCGCGCGAATCTCGTCGCGTTCAACTCGCAGGGCTTCCAAATGTGGCAGGTAGATGAAGACCCGGCAAACATGGCATTTCTCGACGCTGTGCCTGTCGGCAGCACGTACTACCACGCGTGGGTTCCAGTAGCGAACGACCTCGTCGGCCTCACGGCGACCGGCGTGCGCAACCTGAGCATCGCGGGTGCGTCTACGAACCTGCAAGCCGACGGTGTCGGCGAGCCAATCGACGCGCTCGTGCGCGCAGAAATCCGCGCGCTCACGAGTGACGACGATGTGTTCTCGTTGTTCTGGCCGGCGACCGGTCAGCACTGGACGATTTTCGGAGACGAAGCGTTCGTACTCACCATCAACGGTGCGAAGAAAAAGAGCTGGAGCCGCTATGTGTTCCCGGAAGAAATCGTCGCATGGACGATCGACGGCAACACGCTCGTGCTGCGCATGGCATCCGGCAAGATCCTCGAAATGTCCGACGAAGCGTTGCAGGACGAAGTTGTAGACGGCGACGACGGCGTCGATTTCTCCGGCATTGTGCAGTGGCCGTACCTCGACATGGGCGCGATCGGCGTCGAGAAAGGCTTGGTAGGACTCGACCTCGTCTGCGATGCGCCGGAAGGCGTCTCGGTCAGCATCGGCTACAACCAGAACAACCGCACGCAGCGCACGGCTGACTACGCTGTCGAGCCGGACGGTCTAACCGGTCAGATGACACCGTTCCCGGTGTCCGGCCCGTCGTTCGACCTGAAACTGACGTTCGAGCCCAACCAAGAGTGGGAGTGGTTCGCGGCAAACCTCTACGTAAACGATTGGAGGAAGGGTTCGTGAAATTCGAGCTGTTCAAGAAGCCGGCGCTATCAGACATCCTCCTGATTTGTGACCGGCTTCCGGAAGATGAGCGCGAGCAGTACGAGGCGTTTACCGGGGAGCCATACGACCGCGACCAGATGGCGCTCGGGATCGCGTCTAAGACCGGCCCGTCGTGGGTCCTGTGCGCCGACGGCAACCCTATTTGCGCCGCCGGATTCGACTACGTCCGGCCGGGGGTCTGGCAGGATTGGATGGTGAACACCCCCGAGTCGTTCGGCCAGCACTGGCGGACCACCACGAAGCACGTTAGACGGGCCATGGACGCCATGCTTGACCAGACGGATACCCATCGTCTACAGTGCGTTTCGCTAGCGAGCCGGATACACGCGCATCGCTGGTATGCTGTTATCGGCCTCGCACCCGAAGGAACCCTCCGCGCTTACGGCGCGAACGGTGAAGACGCAATTATGTTCGCGAGGTTAAAAGATGGGCAGCGGCAGCAACAGCGCACAGCGGGAAGCACAGAGAGCAGAAGCTGAGCGCCAACGGCGCATCGCAGCGACCACAGGTCAGATCAACGCCGCCTACGACGCTCCGGGACGGCAGTCTCAGTACGACGACTTCCTCAAAGCCGTTCGCCAGAACTACACAGACGACGCTACGCGCCAGAAACGCGACGTAGACCGTTCGCAGAAGTTCTCGCTCGCTCGCAGCGGTCTAACTGGCGGCTCCGCCGCGGTAGACGCTCGGCGTGCATCCGGCGAAGAGTTCCAGCGCGGCATCCTCCAGGCCGAAGACCGCGCGCAATCGGCGCTCGGCGACCTGAAAGCGTCCGACGAGCAGTCGCGGTTGCAGCTCATTCAGATGGCGCAGTCTGGACTCGACGCGACGACCGCGGCGGCTCGCGCGAACGCGGCCATCTCCGCCGGTGCACAGAGCGCTCTCGGCGACGCGAAGGCGAAAGGCCTCGGAGACATTTTCGGTTCAACCATCAAGACTATCGGCGCACAGCAAGAAGCAGCTGCACAGCGCCGCGGTCAAGTTTCTGCCGTCGGCTCGCTGTACGGCAATCAGACGTGGGGTAGATAACCATGGGCACAGAAGCAATCTGGATTCCGGCAGTGCTCGCAGCCGTAGGCTCGGGCATCCAAGCGAACGAAACCGCTCGCACCGCGCGCCGCGCGGACGAGGAAGCCGCGCAAGGCATCCGCACGCAGAGCGGCCGGCAGCGCGAGGCTGATGCGCGCGTCGCGCAGGAAGTGAACAAGCTCCAGGGCTCGTCCCCGGAAGAGTCGCAGCGCGAAGCGACGGACGCGTTCCTTGGACAGCTGCGGCGCACTCGCTCGCAGGCTCACGGCGAGCAGCAGGTCGGCGCAGTCAGCGACGCGTTCAACACGGACTCCGCCCGCGCAAATGCCGACGTGGACCAGTACGGCGTGAATCGCGCCGGTGTGCTCGGTCGCATCAACGCGCCGGGCCTGCAGCGCACGGCAGAGAACGTCAGCCGTTCGCGCGCCGCGACCGACCTCGGTCTAATCGGTCGCGCCTCGGAAGGCGATCAGTTCCTCACGCAGCTCCGGCTGCAGAACGTGCGTGCAAACCCGTGGACGATGGCAGGCGGCCAAGTCATCGCCGGAGCCGGTAGCGGCATGGCGGCGAACGGCGGCTATGGTTACAAGCCTCCGAAGCCGGCACCGAGTGGCTACGGCACGCAGTACGGCAGCGCGAGGGGGTTCGCATGAGCGGCTTCGAAATGCTCGGCGACCTGCTCGGCGGCGGGCTCGAAGCACGCAAGGAAAACGCGTTTCAGCAGGGCCGGTATCGCAGCGCTCAGACTGAAGACGCGCTCACGAACGCGCGCGTCAATCAGGCGAAAGCAATGCAGGCAGAGGCGGAGAACAACGCTCGCGCCGAACTCGCAGTGCTGCAGTCTCAAGGCGGCGGGATTGACTACTCGAATCCGTCTAGCGACGTGCTCACGCAGGCGCTGCTCGGTGGCGTCGCAAAAGACCTGCCGAACATCAGCCAGTTCCGTCTCGGCGGCCAGGAATATCGCAACCGAGAAACGCTCGGCAACACCGCCGCGCCAGCGCTCGACCGCTCGCGTGCAAGCGACGCGGTGCAGGGCAAGTTCGAAGGGGACCTGCAGGCTGTCGGCACGCACGGCTACTACGACCGCACGGACGACACGCCGGAGCTTTCGGTCATGGCAGGACTCGGTGGTCAAAGTGGCGTCAGCGGCCCGATTCAGAACTACAATTTCCGCACCAGTCTGCGCTCGCCAGAAGAACAGGCGCTGTTCGATCAGCTCGTGCGTCAAGACAAGGTTTTCAGTGCCGGCGGTGTGCCGTACCTGCAGCCCGGCGTTAACCCGAACCCGACGGCCCCTGCGGCCCCGCGGCAACTGGTGACGCCGGCCGAGACGGCGAACAACGCCGCACAGATCACTGGTGCAAAGACGACCGCAGTCACGCAGAGCAAGCTCGCCAGCGCGCTGCCGGGCGTCGAAGAATCGCTCGACACGTTCCAGTCGGGCATCGACGACTTTCTCGCGGCTCCGGGCTTCGATTCCGTCTACGGCAAGAGCGGCGCGCTCTACGGCACGATGGGCGCGTTCGCGCCGGAAGACTACCGCAACGCGAAAGCTAAAATCGCTACCCTCGGCGGCGAAGCGTTCCTCAACTCCATTCAGAAAATGCGCGGCCTTGGTGCGCTGTCGAACGCGGAAGGCGAGAGGGTGCAGGTTGCACTCACCGCCGCGCTCGACCCGAACCAGGACGAGCAGCAAGCCAAAGTGCATTGGGCGCAGCTCGCGCAGCGGCTGGAGCGTTTCCGTCGCGTAGCGGAGACCGAAGCCGGTCTAAAGCAAATTCCCGGCATGAATGTCGCGCCCGGCGCTACGCCGCCGGCCGACCTCCCGCCGACCAACGCGAAGGGATGGCAACTGATGGAAGACGGAGCAGGCAACAAGGCGTACGTCGGTCCAAACGGCGAATTCGAAGAGGTACAGTAAATGGCGTTCGACCTGAGCACTGCGAAGCCCGTTGGTCAGTCGGCTCCGGCTGCGCCGCGCAAGTTCGATCTTGCGAGCGCGCGGCCGGTCGGCGAGCAGCCGCGTCCGCTCGATGTGAACCGCGATGGGATGCAGGATATGCCGTCGCTGCCGGGCGAGCCGTCTATGCCGTCCGCCCCGCTCGGCCAACCTGAGAAGCCCGGCATTCTCGACTCGCTGGGTAAGCTAGGCGCGGCCAGACAGGATCAACCGTCTATTCTCGGCGTCACGCCGGGCATGGCCGAGACTGCATTGTCGGCCGTCACCGGCGCAGTCGCGCCGTTTATCGCGTCGGCGCGCGGCCTCATCGGCGGCTACGAGCCGTCTAACGCTGAAATCGAAGAATCGACGTACCAGCCGCGCAGCGAAGAGGGGCAGGCCGGCAATGAGCTGCTTGGAGAGCTGTTCTCGGCGCTGCCGCAAGACACCGACCACGCGCTACTCGGCATGGTTCCCGAAGCTCCGGGCGGACTGCCGCACGGCCCGCGCGCTCCGAAAGCGCCGAAGCCCGCGCCGGTTCTCTCTGAGGGTCAGGCTACAGCTGCGCGCATTCGCGAGCAGGGCCTGAAGCTCACTCCGAAAGAAGCGTCGCAAATCACTGGCGACAAGAATTATTTCGGCCGCGCGCTGCAGGCTATCGGCGGCGAGTCTCGCATCTCGAAAGACATCGCTGCGTCTAATCGCCCAGTCCTCAACAAGATGGGTCAGAAGGCCGTCGGTTCGGACAGCCTCACAGAGCAGGGACTGCAGCCGGTGAAAGAGCACGGCAACGCCGTCTACAACGAAATGTCTTCGCTCGGCACGATGCAGCCGACGCCGGAGCTACACTCGGCAGTCGAGCAGGCGCGCAGCGCGGCCGGCAAGAGCACGCAGCGCAACGTCGAAATCGACAAGTTTGTAGACGGCATCCTCAACGAGTTCGGCGGCGAAGTAGACGCCGGACAAGTGGTGAACCGCGTGCGCGAACTTCGCCGCGACGCGCAGAACGCCATGAAGGGTGAAGGCGACAAGCGCCCGACGATCCAGCAGGAAGCTCTCGGCCAAGCGCAGCGCACAGTCGCTGACGCGCTCGACGACTTCCTGGAATACAACGCGTCGCTTGCCGGCAAGCCGGATCTCGCTGCCAAGTACAAAGAGAACCGCGTCCGTCTCGCAAAGGTCGGCACGGTTGAAGGTGCAACGCGCGCCGGCAACCTCAACGCGAAGGAAGTCTTCGAGGCGAAGAAAAAAGGCGCACCGCTGAGCGGCAAGCTCAACGAGGTTGCTGTGGCGCACGAGTACGCGCCAGAATCGACCTCGCCGCTCGGCGCGGAGTCCGTCATGGAAGCTCCGGGCCGCAACCTCGGCCTCGGCGATTTGCTGGTGGCCGGCGTGCAGAACGTCGCGCGTCACATGGGCGTGAACAAGTTCCTGCAGTCCGACCTGTACCAGAACATGATCGGCGGCCGCGAGGGCGGTCCGCATCTCGCAGAGCACGACACGAACCCGAACGCGTTCCCGCCGGTTGCTCCGGCGAACGTCGGCCCGCCGCGTCCGCCGGCTCCGGTCCCGCGTCCCGGCGTCGATTTCGCAGGCGAACTCGGCCTTGCGCCGGATGCGCCGTACGAGACTCTGCCGGGCGGCGTCGGCGCACCGCGCAATGGTCGCAACCTCGCGGATGACGGCGGCCTGCGCCTCGTGGAAGACACGACTCCGGCCGGCGTCGCGCCGAACGCGCTCCGCAACGGCCCCGACGAAATCAATTTCGAGGCGGTCAACCCGGAAGACGTAGGCCCGTACCGCGTCAACACCGACCTGAATTTCAGCGACGCGCGCCCGGTCTCCGGCGTGCAACGCGGCGCTGCGCTCGATACCGGCGACTTGGAACTGCTCCCGGACGCCCCGACCGGCCCGCAGGACGTGATGCCCCCGAAACCGGCCAACAAGCCGCGCCAGGGCGGCGCTCCGAAAGAGCCGCGTCCGAAGCCTGCCCCGAAGGCACCCCAGGCTGCCGCGCAGCCCCCCGAAGGTCTGAGCGAGCTTGGCGCGATGATCGACCAAATGCTGAGCACGAAGCGCGCCACGGCCCAGCAACAGCCGACCGCCAAGCCGTACTACACGGCTGCCGAGTCGCCGCCCCCGCTGCCGAAGCGCGCGGGCGACCGCCCGCCGCCGACGGAGTCCATCCTGGAACACATGCAGCGTGTCACCGGAAAAGAGCTGCCGATGGACTTCGCGAAGCAGCTCGGTCTGGCGGACGACGCCGGCCCGAAAGAGGCATTCGCTGACCGGTATCTTGTGCCGGGCTCGAAGCGTGTCGGTGTGTCGCCAAAAGAGGGCTACATCGCGTACGAGACGAAGAACGGCCGCCGGCAGATCAACGACGCGTACGTCGCAGAGAGTGCGCGCGGTAAGGGCCTCGGCCAGAAAAACCTGATGAAGCTGGCCAAAGAAGCCGCGGATGCCGGCGAGCCGCTCGATTCCGATTTCTCCATTACGCCAGCACAAGCTCGCGTCTACATCAGCGCCAAAAAGAAAGGGCTGATTGACTTCGACATCACGGACAAAGAAGCTTGGGACGAGGCACTCAAAGAGGGTACCATCGCCAAGGCCGGCGGCTCGCCGGTGATTCGAAACATCCGTCTCGTCGAGACTGCAGACGCGGAGTAGACCGTGGCAAAGCAAAAGGTCCGTCTAGCGGACAACATCGCCCGGGTCATTTTCATTGACCCGGATGCGACGAAGGGCGCAACGCTCGACCGCAATCTGTTCATGGCGAACGGAGCCGTTGCGACACCGGCGTTATTGCGCACGTATCTCGGGATCGGCAGCGGCGGCACGCTCAAGCACAGTGAGCTGCAAGGGTTGCAGCTAGGCGACGATCATCCGCAGTACACGATGTGGTACGCGCGCGAAACGATCAAAGGCCAGTGGGATTTCCAGACGGCTGTGTGGGGTGCGAACGGCGCAGCAGCGACGCCGGAGTTCACGTTCACCAGTGACATCGACACCGGCATCTATCGCGTGGCCGCGAACGATCTCGGCATCTCGACAAACGGCGTACTCCGCTGGGATGTGAGCACAACGCTCGTCGATCAGACGCTGCCGTTGCGCATCAAAAGCAACAGCGGCTTGCTCGTGCAGAACCAGGGCACCGGCGGCACTGGCGGTATCGAGCTGCTGTCGATCAACGGATTCGACCCTTCGCAGGAGTGCGGCAACCAGCTAGCGTTTTGGGAAGACGGCATCCGCAAGTTCGGCTTCCGCTTCCGCCACGAAGGAGATGTCAACCTAACCGGCGATTTCATCGTCTACAGGCACGACAACGACACCATTGGCGTACCTGTGTTCGGCTTCGCACGCAGCGCGAGCCAAGTGTGGTTCGCTGACGGCACGCAGGCCGCTCCGACTATCTCGTTCTTCAGTGACACCGATTTGGGCATTTACCGTTCGGCGTCCGACACTCTCGGCTTCTCCATCGGGAACAATCTGCGCGTGTCGTTCTCGACTACTGCGCTGACGAGCACGATCCCGGGTCGCTTCGGCACCGGCAGCAACACCGCTCCATCGTATTCGTTCAGCGGTGACACCAACACGGGCATGTACAACCCGTCGGCAAACACACTGAACTTCGCGACCGACGGAACGTCGCGCGTGTCTATCACCACAGCCGACCTCATCACAACGCTACCAGTTCATGCGTTAGACGGAGTCGTCGGCACTCCGGCGTACTCGTTCACCAGCGATCCCGATACGGGATTTTACAGCTCGGCCGCCAACACGATGGCGCTTGCTGCTGCAGGCGGCCTCGTGGCGTCGTGGTCTACGACGATCCACACGAGCGCGGTTGTGTGGCAAGGCCCGAACGGCTCCAACGGCACGCCGGCCGTGTCGTTCTCGTCCGATCCGGACACAGGCGTCTACCGCGTGGGCGCAGACGTGCTCGGCTTCGCGACAGCCGGCGCAGAACGCTTTCGCGTTGGTGCTACCGGCGAGCTTGGCATCGGCGGTGGGAACTTCGGCACGAGCGGCCAAGTGTTCACGTCGCAGGGTAGCGGCGCTCCGCCCGTATGGGCCGACGCTAGCGGCGGTGGCGGAGGCGGCGCAACTGCGCTCGTCTACGTCAACACGACTATTCCGGCCGGCAACACCGTTGCCAACACAACGACGGAGACGGCGTTCGCGTCTACGTTCGACATCCCGGCGAACAGCCTCGCCGTCGGCTCCGTTATTCGGATCAAGTTGCTCGGTCGGTTCAGCACGACAGGCACTCCGACGCTGCGTCTACGCATCAAGCTCGACGCGACGACGTACATCGACACGACGGCGGTCACGACGGTCACAGCGACGAACTTCGGTTTCGTCACTGATGCGCAGCTCGTCGTTACGGCAATCGGCGCATCCGGCACCATCGACGCACAGGCGTTGACGGAGCTGGGCACGGCCGCGACGACCGGGCAGGTCGTTAACTCCGTGAACACCGCGGGCATCACGACGGACACGACACAGGCGCTCAGCGTCACAGTCACCGCGCAGTGGAGCGCAGCGTCAGCGTCTAACACCGTAACGCTGCATCAAATGGCGATTTGGATGGAAGAAGCCGACGACCCGAATCCTCCGGAAGTGCAGATTTTCACGTCCGGCGGAACTTGGACGAAGCCCAGCGGCGCGCAAGCCGTCGAGGTTATCTGCATTGGCGCGGGCGGCGGTGGCGCATCCGGTCGTCGCAGCGCCGCGAACACTACGCGCGCAGGCGGCGGTGGCGGCGGCAGCGGCGGGCTCTCGCGCTTCATTTTCGAGGCGTCTGCGCTCGGAGCAACAGAGACTGTTACGGTCGGCACCGGCGGCGCGGGCGGCGCGGCGCGCACCACGGACACGACAGACGGCGCGGTCGGCACCGGCGGCGGCTTGTCGTCTTTCGGTGTGTGGCTCCAGGCGACCGGCGGTGGCGGCGGACAAGCCGGCACCGGCAACACGTGCCCCGGCGGAACGGCCGGCACCGGTCTTACTTCTGACGGCGCGGCCGGCGGCACCGGCGGCACCACGACGACCGGCACGAGCGGCAGCCAAGCTCGTTTCTCGGCTGGCGCGGGCGGCGGCGGCCACGGCATCTCCAGCGCGAACAACGCTGGCGGTGGCCTCAATGCGGGCGGCGCTCAGCCGACGTTCTACGCCGGCACGGTCGCGGGCGGCACCGCAGGCGCTGTAAACGGCGGCGCAGGCGGCGCTGGCAACGCACTGGGCAGCGGGCTCCCCGGCACAGGCGGAGGCGGTGGTGGCGGCGGTAATCCGGCTGGTGGTGTTGGCGGCACGGGCGGCGCGGGCGGCAACTACGGCGCAGGCGGCGGTGGCGGTGGCGCATCGCTGAACGGCAGCAATTCTGGAGCGGGCGGCGCGGGGTCTGGCGGGCTCGTTGTGGTCATAACGCATCGGTAGTTCCGGGAACTATTGCGCATGTAGGCTGAGCTTGATAGCCTCGCAGCGTCTTTTCCCACACCAACGTAACGGAGGAATTGAAATGCAGCCAAAATTCGACACACAAGACGCCAAGAACCTGATTGCGCTCGCGCAGAACGCGCCGCTGCGCAATCTGCAGGAAGCCTCGCAGGTCTCCGACCTGCTGCAGCGCTTCAGTGCGTGGTTCGAAGCAGCCAGCAAGCCCGCTCCGGCACCGCGCGCCGCGCGTAAGGGCACTAAGGCTACCCCCGATGTGAAGCCGGAGGACGTTACGGCATGATCTCACGGACGCTCGAAGTGATTGCTCAGGAGGCGCATGACCGCGTCGGCCAAGCTTTGCTCGGCACGGCAGGAGGTTCGTTCGTTTTGGGCATGAGCATCGAGACCGTGAACAAGTACTTGCAGGCCGGCGCATTCATCGTCTCGATGATCGCCGGCCTGTGTGCCGCCGTCTACTACGTCGTCAGCGTCATCAGGAATCGCTCGAAATGAAAGTATCCGCAGCGGGCCTTGATTGCATCAAAGGCCACGAAGGGTTGCGCCTGAAGGCGTACCTCGACACCGGCGGCGTGTGGACCATCGGTTACGGCCACACGGCTGGTGTGAAAGAGGGCGACACCTGCACACCGGAGCAGGCGTATGCGTGGCTCGACGAAGACGCCGACATCGCGGAGCGCGCAATCAACCAGCTCGTCAAAGTTCCGCTCACGCAAAACCAGTTCGACGCCTTGGTGAGCTTCGTCTACAACATCGGTCGGCCGGAGTTCTTCACGTCCACGCTGTTGCGCAAGCTCAACGCGGGCGACTACACCGGCGCGGCCGGGCAGTTCGGCCGTTGGATATACGACAACGGCAAGATCATCAACGGCCTCGTACTCCGCCGCTCTGACGAGCGCGACCTGTTCGTGACCGGCATAGGAGACTGACATGGCATTCCCGCTCTCTGCTGTTTTCGATCTCGGCGGCAAACTCATCGACCGACTGTGGCCGGACCCCGCGAAGGCCGGCGAAGCCAAGTTCAAGCTTATGGAGATGGCGCAGAACGGCCAGCTCGCGCAGCTCGCTTCCGACACGAAGCTCGCCGAAGGCCAAATGGAAATCAACAAGGTCGAAGCTGCGAACCCGTCGCTGTGGGTCTCCGGTTGGCGGCCCGGCATGGGGTGGGCCTGCGTGTTGATATTTGTCGCGAACTACATCGGCGTCCCGCTCCTGGCGTGGCTCTCGACGATGTTCGACATTCCGCCGCCCCCGCGCCTCGACATCGCGGAAGTGCTCCCTGTGCTTCTTGGTATGCTCGGCCTCGGTGCGATGCGCACGAGCGAGAAAATCAAGAGCGTCGCGTCCGTCTAATCCCGAAAAGGAATACATGACTCAGCAGTATCCGTGCCCGAATTGCGGCAAGCCGATGGTGCGCAACTCAAAGGCTCAAAGCGGCAAACAACGTTGGGTGTGCAAGCGCTACGACAGAGGCGACAGCCGCGGAACGTACTGTTACTCAACCACCAACCCTGCCGGCGCAAAGACGGATCGCGCCGGCCGGCGCTCGAAGAAAGAGCCGGTGTTCCGACGCTCACTGGAGGGCACGGAGAGGTTCCTGGTTACGGCCGCGCAGAACGCGACACCCGCGCACGAGGGTTTCATGCGCTCGCTCCAGCAAGCGTCTAAAGCGCTCGACGCGGAAATCCTGGTCATCCCCATCAGGTACAAGAACCCGACGAGCGATTGGTCGGAAAGCCAGAAGAACGATGAGGTATGGTCGTCGGAGGTCAGCGATTATCTCTACAACGTGCGCCGCAACCTGAACCCGAATCTAATCCTCATGGGCGACATCAAGACGCAGCCGACCGCGTCAGCGCCGCTCACCGGATTCGACGGCATAACTGGTGGCAGCTCCGGCATCTTCGGGCACACCAAGTTGCAGCTGCGCACCGTGCCTACGCCGCAAGGTCGTCTGCCAAAGATCCTGACGACGACTGGCGCATGCACGGTGCCGAATTACACCGACAGCCGCGCCGGCAAGCTCGGCGAATTCCACCACACGCTCGGCGCTGTGATGGTGGAGACCCGCGGCAAGGAATTCCACCTACGGCAGATCAACGCCGACAAGAGCGGCGCGTTCATCGACTTGGACAAGTGGTATACGCCGGACAGCGTGCAGAACGCACCGCCGGCACTCGCGCTGTCCATGGGCGACACGCATGTGCGTGCCGTGGACCCGCAAGTCGTCGAGGCGACCTTCGGTCGGCTCGGCATTGTGGAAGTGCTGGACCCGCAGGTTCTCGCGTGGCACGACCTGTTAGACGGCGAGAGCATCAATCACCATCACCGCGGCAACCCGTTCCTCGCTGCGCACAAACGAGCGTTCAACCTGGACGACGCGGAGCGCGAGGTTCAGGAAGCTATCGAGTTTCTCGGGAAGTACACGAAGGGACGCAAGTCCATCGTCGTGCCGTCTAACCATGACGACTTCCTGCAGCGTTGGTTGATGAGCGCCGATTGGAGGCAGGACCCAACCAACGCCGAGTTCTACCTGGAATCGGCGCTCGCCATGGTGCGGCAAGCGAAGCAGCGCGGCGCTGACGCAGAGCGCCTCAACGCGTTCACGTATTGGGTACAGCGGCTGCTGAAAGGGCGGGGCGATATTCGGTGTCTGCAGAACGACGAGTCTTACAACGTCGGCGGCGTCGAGCTGAGCATGCACGGCGACCGCGGCCCGAACGGCGCTCGCGGCAGCATCAAGAATCTGCGCCGCATCGGCGTGAAGTCGATCATTGGTCACTCGCACAGTCCCGGCATCGACGAGGGCGCGTACCAGAACGGCACGAGCACGCGTCTGCGCCTCGGCTACAACGTCGGACCGTCGTCGTGGTTGAACGCGCACACGGTCGTCTACGCGAACGGCAAACGCTCGCTCATCAACATCATTGACGGGAAGTGGAGGCTGGAATGAGCACGTGGCTGCAGGCTGCAGCTGTGTTCACCGCGGTCGCGGTGGCAGACTTCGCATGGACGAAGTACATGATGCACGCGGCGGCCAAACACCCGCATCGTGCGGCGCTGTGGAACAGCGTCATTATCGCGCTCGGCTCCGTGAGCGTCGTATCGTACACGGAGAACCACTGGATGCTTATTCCTGCGCTGCTTGGCGCATATGTGGGGACCTATGTCGCCGTACGTCGGGGATGATCCGCAGAAGCAGGCTGTCTATCACATGGAAGACGACGATTTGCGCGGCCACTGCCGCCATCGTCTAAGCCTGCGGCTGCTTCGCAGATACGCGAACGAGCTGTGCGCTATGTACGAAGTGCCCGACGTGTCGATCAGCGTTTACGAGAACGGGTTGGGAGGGTCGTGTCTTGACGGCAAGATTCAGCTCGATCCGAAGTGCGGGATGAACGGTCTAACGCTCGCGCACGAACTGGCGCATCACATTTGCGACGTGAAGTATCCGCGAGCGCAGAAGCACGGACCGATGTTTGCGTCCGTGTATGGCTGTCTGTTGAGCAGTCTTCGTCTTGTGCCGTTGCCGGGCTTCAGAGCTATCTGCAGGAAGCACGGCGTCCGGATCGCCCGGACGTGGCCGTTACCTCTGGAAAGCCCGAAAGCCCGGCTCCCTGTCCGGCCGCCCGCAGAATCCTGACCCGCGCCGGTGCGGGAACCAGTACGAATCACACCAGCAGGGCGGGCCTAGACGCTGTCGTTGTTTTAGACGGCGGCGCAGCTTCCGTTGCTGCGCCGCCGTTCGGTACCTAACGACTCTCAACCGCTGCCGCCGAGGCTGTAGCCGCCGTGCTCATCGTCCGCCGCCAGCTCTGTGTCCAGCAGCCTGCGCTGCATGGCCGCCACGCGGCGTTCTTCGATGACCTGCTCCGTCGCATCGACCTGACGCGGCACAGCATGTGCGGCCTCTGCGCGCTTCTCAGCGGCATTCGCCTCCCAGGAGGCCATGGCCCGCGCGTACGGGTCGAACGGTGGTTGGCCGAACACCAACGGTTGCGGCCCGTGGCCTATCGGGATCAGCGCGCCCGGCCCGATATCCGCCGGGTTGAACTTGCCGTCGTGCGGCACGATGCTGAACTGCGGGGCAGGCAGCCGCGCGCCGGGTGCTAGCGGAGCACCGCAATACTTCTCGCGGAACTCTTGCGACGCCGCCAGCGAACGCCACGCGCGAGCGTCCAGCTCGTCGAGCGCCAACTGGATAAGCTCCGCGCGGACCTTGCCGTCCGTCGTGTCGATCATGCCGGCCGGAGTACCGAGGCGCTCCAGGGCGGCGAGCACATCAGCGAGGTCTGTGCCGTGGCGTTCGATGCACTCTTCGTGGTCGGCCGACTTTGCGCGCGACCAGTGCATCGGCTGACCGGGGTTGTGCTTGTCGTTGTTCTTTTTAGACCAACGCGCGACGCCGGCCAGTGCCGCCGGGAAGTAGTCGCGGCAACCCGCCGCCATCGGCACGTCTTTGCGTGCGTTCGAATCAACTGGGAGTGTGTACTTCATTCCGCGTCTCCTACGAGCTTCGAATAACGAACCAGAAACAGGCTCTGCGCTGTCACCGGGTCCAAGAACTGTGGTTTGAACCGTCCCGCAAGGCGCATCGCTTCTGGACGGAACTCGATGATGGGCTCCCACAGCGCGCCGGCACCGCGCGACGGCAACAGCAGTGCCGCCTCGATGAACAAGGCTGTCATGTCGGCCTTGGCGCACGCCTGCGTCTTGCGCGGCGCGAGACGGTAGTGCTTGCGCATCGCTTCCTCGACGCGAGCGTCCATGGCTGACAGGTCGGGCAGGACGTGCTTGTACGGAGACGGCACATCGGGCAAGTACGCTTCCGACGCGTCGTGCAGCAACCCCTCTAACGGGTCGCCGCCGTACTCTTCCTGCATCAGCTTTGACACGAGCAACGAGTGCTCTGCGACGCTGTAATAGCGTGAGCACTGCCCGTTGAAGCGACACTTTCTGCTGAGACCGCCCGCGATGTCCTCGATATTGAACGTCGGCGCGAGCGGGTTGAAAGACGAATTCTGCGTTTCGATGGTGCAGTGTTCGTCGTAGTACATCTCTGAACCAGACTTCATGCAATCCTCCGTTAAGGTATATGACTTCGATCCCACACCAGCCAATCCTTGTCCGTGACTGGCTTCGGGGTCGGTCTTCGCTCGCGACGAATGTAGTAGAGCATCATTGAAATCCACAGCGTGTTCGCGAGCACGATTACCACGCCGCCCGCAAAAGACAGCCACTGGTCTAAATGCGGATAGTAGTACAAGTTCCACCAGCCCCAAGCCGTGAAGAACGCCGTTGCGGCCCACGACGCTCCGCGAACTTGCTTATCTTTGTAGAGCTGTCTGCAGTGCGCGAGGATCGCGACACCGCCGAACAGCTCGAAAGCGCCGTTGACGAAGTCTTGCGGCGTCATCAGAAGCGCACCGGCTCAGCGCCTTCGACAACCTGCCAACGCAACACGCAGCCGTTCACGCCGGGCGCGGGCACGCAGTGGACAACGCCCCACGTGTCGAGGATTCGATGCGTCGTGCCGCCGTCGCGAAAATACAGCTCTTTCGGAGCCAATATGCGATAGACGCGCCCGCCGAAATCGTACTCGCGCCAAACCTCGTCCGTCAAAAAGCCACGGAAACTTGCTTTCTCTGTCATGCTGCTCTCCTGTCGAAAATTCCGCGCGACGCCTTCATTGACTGCATCAGCAGGTCCTGAATATCACGCTTCGTCTTGTGCCTCTCCAGCACCGTCTCGTCTACGGTGTCCTCTGCGATCAGGTCGTACACCAGCACCGGGCGCTTGTGCCCGGATTGCGCTTGGCGCGTCGGCCCGATGCGTTCAAGCATCTGCATTCTCTCTTCGAGGTTCCAGTCATGCCCAAATCGGATGAGCACGTTCGTCACGTCCTGTAGACCGTCTACACCGTGGCCGACCGACTTCGGGTGGGCGAGGCCGATGCGCGCCTGTCCAGCCTTGAAGCGCTTCATACCGGATTTCTCGCTGAGCACCGCGACCTCGTCGCCGAAGTGTTTCAGGATGCGGTCTTTGTCGCTGACGAAGTTGTACGCGACGAGCACCGGTCCGGCCGTCTCGTTGACGATGGACTCCAGGGCTTCGATTTTCTCGTCGTGGATATGCTGCACGTATTTCACTGGTGGCTGTGCCGTGTCGTCTCGGACGATGACCGCGCCGTTCGCGAGCTGCAGACACTTCATGGTGAGCGCCGCAGCGTTGAACGCTTCGATGTCCGGGCCTTCGCCTTCGAGTTCATGGAACATCTGCGATTCGAGGTCCTTATAGATCGCGCGGGCCTTCGGCGGCAAGTGGATTTTAACAGTTGTCGTCTGCGGTTGTTCCAACTCGAACCAGTCTGCCGGGTCTAACGACATTGTCACATCCTGCAGCCGGCCGATGATTTCGTCGTTCGAGTGCTTGAACGCTTTCAGCCGACCGAAGTGCGCTTGGCCGTTCTGCGCCTCGCGGTAGAACCAACGCTCTATGAAAGCTGCGAACGTGACGCCGAGGCGCTTGCCTTGGTCGATGAACCACTGCTGCCCCCACAGGTCCATTAGACCGTTCGGGGACGGAGTGCCGGTGAGGTTCACGAAGCGATCAACGCTCGGCAACCACGCGACTTTGCCCAGCATGCCGGCGCGACGGCCGCCCTGCTTTATCCGGAAGCTCTTGAGCTTCGTTGACTCGTCAGCGACGATCATCTGGAACGGCCATTTCTCTTTGTAGTAGGCCACCAGCCACGGGATCTGCTCGTAATTCGCGGTGTAGACGGACGCGTCTTTACGCACGGCGGCGAGGCGCTCTTTCTCCGTGCCGACAATTGGCGACGTGATGAGATGCGAGAGATTCGACCACTTCCGCGCCTCGTCGCTCCACACGTCGCGCGCGACGCGCAACGGGCCGAGGACCAGGATCGGGCGCTGAAGCTCGCTGGTCAGATACATGATGTCTACAGCGTTCAGCACCGTCGTTGTCTTGCCCATGCCCGGCGGAGCCCAAAGGTTGCAGCGCGGATTTCGGATGAGGAAATCCACGCATGCAGGTTGGTACTCTCTCGGGACCCAAAGCTTAGACACGTTCGGTCACTCCTAGTTGTTCACAGCCGGCGATGTACTGGTCCACCAGCTCTTTCGTGTTGATGACGTAGACGAAAACGTTGCGCTGTGCGCGGCGACGGTGGTCCCGCGCCTGCTGCGGCGTCGGCCCTTTCTTTGGGGCTTTCGTCTCGACGAGATGCATGACGCCGCGCGGCCATGTGATTAGACGATCCGGCACGCCGTTCAGCCCCGGCGAGACGTGCTTTTCGCACAGCCCGCCGCGCAGTTCGACCTGCTCGGTCAGATAGCTCTCTACGATGATTTCTCTCACAACAGCACCATGCGCGCGATTATTTCAAGAACACAGAGCGCGATGGTGGCATACGAGATAAGAACGAACTTGCGTTGGTAAGTCATGGATAGATCCCCTGCATTGGGTCGAACGTTGCTGTCGCGGCCTTCGCGTTGTCCTGCTTCCGGCGCTCGATAAGCTCTTGCGCCATCAGCCGCGCCTCGCGCGTATACGCAATGCCTTTCTTGGCGATTTGTTCCAGGTCTTTATCGCTGAGGCGCTCGCTCATGCCGCCACCACGCACATGATGGTGACGATGACGGCGAACGCAGCAAGCACGACAATTGCGACTTTGAAGAACGGGGTGACGCAGTCTATGGCGTCTAATGCGGCCTGCGCAGCGCGAACTGCTCTTTCGTTGTGGTCCATTAATCCTTCCTGTATCGGTAGGTTTCGAAGCCCTTCGCGGCGAGCGGAAGCCCGACGTTCCAGGGGTCATTCGTGGCGAGGATCTTGCTCAGCTCCATGTGGTTGAAGCGCGGCTCGTCTTTCGTCTCCGCGACCAGCTCGTCGTGAACTGTGAGGACGAGAGGATAGCCCGCCTGCTCGGCGCGCACCATACCCCACGCCATCTTGTCGCGGCTGCTGGCTTGGTCGATGTTTTCGACGATCTTGCCGCCGTAGGTGTACACGCGCTGCCACGACTTCGTGTAGACGCTCACGGCTGCGTAATGGATGGCGTTGCCGTCTATCTTGGGGTCGGGGTAGCTCAGGTACCGACCGCTCGGCAGACGAATTCTGAGCCAGTTTCCGCGGCGGTCGAAAACCATCTTGCCGCCGCTTACCGGGAACTCTACGCCGGGGTTCAGGATCGCATGGCGCGCGGCCACTTCGCACGCCTCCCACAGCGTAACAGTGTTAGGGTGCGCGTTCCGCCACAGCCAAGTCAACGCTGTGCAGACGACCCACACTTCGCGGCGCAACCCGAGGGTCTTGCGCTTCGACACGGCACGCGCCCACGCGGCCTCAGCCTCGCGCAGCGTCGCGGCGGGGATGGTTTCCCACGCCTTTGCGGCAAGCTCGTCCAGGTCGATGCCGTACGTCGCCACCATGGACACGAACGCGCCGACTCCACCCTGGTAGCCGAGAGCGAGTTCCATGACCTTGCCGATTTGCCGCTGGTCGTCGGTCACATCCTCCGGTCTAATGCCGAATGCGCGAGCGTAGGCGATGCGGTAGAGGTCCGCTCCGATGCCGGCGTCGAACTTGCGGAACGCTTCAAGTTTCCATTCCTCGTCCGCGAGCCAAGCGAGCTTGCGCCCTTCGATGTTCGCGAGGTCGGAGATAACGAGCTTCTTGCCCTTCGGCGCGATGATGACGCCGCGCATGGCGTTGGCGGCGAGCCCCATCACGTTCGAGAACAGTAGGTCGGCGTCGTGGCGCTTGAGCGCGGCGATACCGGTCTCTAGGTACTCGATAATGTGCGACTTCTTGACCGACTTTAGGTCGGGCAGGTTGAAGTGTTCGCGCACCAGCTCCGTGACGAGGCGCATGAGATTCTGCGGCTGAAAGATGCGGCCGCCCCAGCGGCCCGTGCGGTTCGCCGCGGCGAACTGCAGCGTACCGTACAGCCGGCCGCCGACTTCGGTCTCGGCGACTCGCTTGTATTTGCTCGTGCTCGACTTCGACGCCATTAGACGGATGCGCAGGAGTTCCTTCACAAACTCCGGCAGCTCCGGGTCGTCGAGTCGGTCTTCGATAGTCTTCGCTTTCAGGTCCGGCAGCGCGACGCCGTACTCGGTCAGCAGGAACTGCAGCAGCTTGTTCCGCTGCGTTGTGGACTCGACGGCACCGTTCGTAAGTTCCTCGGTGCGCTGCGCCAGCTCGTGCTTCGCGTTCGTCGTCATGAAAATGGCGGCGTGCGCCAGCTCCACGTCTACGGCAAAGCCGCGCGAGTTGATCGTCTGGTCGAGATGCCACAGGTCGCGCTCGAACGGTGTGCTGTTCCACTTCGGGCACGCCTTCGACACCGCGCGCATGGCGACGATGTCTAGCGTCGCGTATTGGAGGAACTCGCGCCATTCCGTAGGGTGCGTGTCGCGCCCGTTGCGTACTTTCTTCTTGCCCTGCGGTTTGCAGAACAGGTTCATGTACTTCTTGCCGTCCATTTTGGACGACTCTTGTGGGATCTGAAAAATCTTGCACGCGAGCCCCAGTGAGCCCGGCAGGCCGTGGCTCAGCAGTTGCGCCATAACGCAACGCCACTTCGACAGTGGTGCGAACTCTCGCGGCCACCAGTCAGTGTGCTCAAGCAGTGTGCGGTCGAAATACGCGTTGTGGGCGAGAATGCGGTCGCACAGCATGACCGATTCATAGAGTGAGGACGGCATCGGCCGACCGCTGGTCACGTCCCAGCAGTGAGCTTCGCCGTCGTCTACTGCCCACGTGACGATCATCACGTCGGCCATAGTCGCGTATCGCGCCGTGCCGTTGCGCAGCGCGATAGGCGAATACGTCTCTGTGTCGATCCACAGGTCCAAGACGGACTCCTAGCGGGGGCGGAGCGGGATGACGCCAGCCGGCACGACTTCGATGCGCGGTGCGTTCTCGGCGGTCGGGGTGAGAGCCTGAATCAACGCGCTGCTGAACGCCTGCGCGACCTGTGCCGGCGTGGCCTTCTCTGCCCGCAGAATGATCTCCGTCAGCGCCGCAGCATTGCCAAGCAGTGAGTTGACGACAAGGCGAGGGTCCGCGACTTGGATAAGGGTATTGATGACGCTGGCGATACGCTCGTCCAGCACGGCCGGGTCGTTCATGTTCTCCCCGGTGTTGGTTTCGATGTTCATGGTGTGCTCCTGGAATTCTGGTGTGGCTGGAAGTTGAGCGGCGGGCAAGTATTAGACGAGCCCGCCGCTCCAGTGCATCCCTGCACCTGGACTAAAGACAGCCCGATCAGGCCATCACGTCCTCTTCCTCGGTTGCGTCAAGCTTCTGGAACTCGTCGTCCGTCGCCGCGCCGCCGCCGGAGAAGCGCTCGTCGTCGGAGAAGAACTGGACACCGCGCAGCGTCGCGTTGATACGCTTGCCGAACTGGTTGTCCTGAGTCCAGATTTCCAGCAGCGCGATGACACGACAGCCGGAGTAGACGATGCCCGACTCCTGCGTGATGTCGTTCGCGTTGCGGTCCACGACGCGCGGCTTCGTCTGGTTGCGCGCCGACACGTAGAGGTTCCCCGCGTAGCCCGCGTAGGTCTTCGTGTCGCCGTTGTGCAGACAGAGCTTGTCCGTCGCTTCGAGCGCCTTGAGCTGAGCCGGACCTTTCTGGCCCCACTGCTCGTTCGCCAGTTCCGCGAACAAAGCGCGGAGCTTGGCGACAGCGGGGTGCGTCGGTTGGATCAGGAAAGAGGCGGCGAACGCCGGCTTGCTGCCGTTGACCGACTTGGCGGTCCAGATGTCGTTCGCGAACGCGATGCGACAGTTTTCGATGTTGAATTTCTTCGATGCCATGTTAGAGACTCCTAGATATAGATTTCGATTTTACACAGTACCTCGCGGAATGGCCGCGCCCGTCCGGAAGCTACTCGTCTTCCTCTTCGTCGTCAAGCAAATCGTAGTCTTCGGCGGCTTCGTCGCGCTCGTCCATGCACGCGTCGCACAGGTCTTCACCCTGCGGGATGTCGATGCCGCAGTCCTCACACGAATCCGGCTCGCAATCGACGCAGTAGTCTTCGAATGGTCCGACTTCACAGCCGCAATCTTCACACTCGTTCGGTTCGCTCATCGCTTACCCCTCCGCCATTGTTCCAAACACGTCTCGCACAGCGACAGCGTCAACGCATCGCCACGGTGATACTGGACATACGTGCTCCAGTAGAAAAACGCAAAGCCTTCGCCGTTCATGCTTCCTCCATCGTTGACAGGTCTACAAACTCGTTGTCTTGCACTTCGCCGGTCCAGGGTGTGCCCTGCGCGCTGCCCTCGACGACCTTGGGCTTGCCGGGAGCCTGCGAGATAATCGTCTCGAACTGCTCCCACTGAGCCTTGGTCTTTTTCTTGTCGAGAATCTTGGCGGCCTGCGACGGACTGATGATCTTGCGCGGCGAGTACGCCTTGTCCGGCGGCAACACGCCGACCAGCATCGCCTCGGCCTTCGTCTCATCGCGCCACTTGCGGTCGCCCTTGCGGCCCTCGATGAGCTTGAGCGGTAGGCCGTCTACGCCCATGACTTCCATGCCGGCGAAGACTTGCCGTTCGCACTCAGCGCGCACGGAGCGACACCACTCTTCGATCATGTCGAGGTTCGCGAAAGCTTGGCCGAGACGCGACGGCTGCGGGGGTTTCGGTCCGTTCAGCATGATCTCTTCGTGTGCCTGCGGCAGTTTGTCGAGGTCTACGAAATCCTGCATGACTTCGTCGAGCACCATTTTCTCGTGCGCCTTGCAGTTCGGCTTGTGCTTGCACCACAGACACGTCTTGTAGCTCGGACTGTAGTTCAGCAGATTCTTGTCGATTGGAAAGCCGTCGATCTTGCGCGCGATATAAAGCGCGTTCTCAGCCGCGGCCGCTTTCATCTTGGCCGCGAACTCGATGATTTCAGCGCGCGTGTACGACCGCTCGGTTGCACCCTCGAAGTTCAGCCGCGGCTGGTGGACGCGCATGTCGAACGTCTCGAAGTCGCCCATTAGACCGTCGAACGTCTCCAGCACGCCGACCGCGTAGCACAGCATCTGGTGGTTGTTGTCCGGGTAGACCTTGTGCCCGCGCCCGTACTTCAGATCCTCGACGCTGACGTGCTTGCCGTCCGGCGAAATAAGGATGATGTCCGCCGTGCCGAACTGGTTGGGGATGCCAATGAAGCCGGAGAAGTCAACGCGCTGCTCGACGAGCAGCGTCCAGCCCTGCTCTACCCGCGAGTTGACGGAATCGAGCACGACCTGGACGAAGCCGGCCATCTCTTCGTCTACTTTGAACTCGCGGCGGTCTAATTCCTCGCCGGTCTCTTCGTCGAGCGTGATGACAGGGATGACGCGACCAAGAAAATACACCGCGTTCATCCGCTGCAGCAGACAGTCCGCGAGCAGCGTGTGCGCAGCCGTACCCTCGTCCGCGAAGGCGCTAGAGCCCACGCGGATATAAGCGAGTTCTTCGGCCATGCTCGCCTTGCATTCCATCCAACGATGCGCGCTAGACGGCGACCATTTTGCGTGTGCCATGTGATTCTCCTAGTTGGTGTGTTCGCTCTTTCGCGATGCGCTCCGGGTCCACGGTTAGGCACCGTTCTCAGCGAGGACTAACTTTCTTCCCCGAAGCGCATCGCGAAAGAGCGGGGCGGGTAGGGCGCTCTTTCGATTCCTACCACTTTAACCCTATCCAGGGACCCCTATTCGATCAGGCAGCGACAGCAGCCGCGGCCAGCACTTCGTCGAACGCCTTCTTGGCGGCCGCGTAGTTCTCCGGCTTCAGGGTGCTGATGTTTTTCGCGCCGAACTTGTCGAGGATCTCCCGCGCCTTCGGCGCACCGCCGGCAGCGGCGTTCGTGGCGAGCTGACCGACGACGGCCTTGATGTCGGCCTCCGTGACCTTGGCCGGCTCCACTTCGACGACAACGACCTTCTCGACGACAACGACCTTCTCGGCCTTGGCGGGCTCCGCCGCGACGACAGGTTCGGGGTCGGCGATGACGGGCGATTCGACGACCTTGGCGGGCTTGGCGGCCTTCGCCGGCTTAGCGGGCGCGGCCTCTTCGCCGAGGAACGCGGCGAACGCACCCGCCGTGGTCAGCACTTCGTTGGCCGACGCGGCGGCACTGGCAATACTCTGCGTGCGATGGAAGTCCAGGGCGAGTTCGAGGGCTCTGAGTTTCGACATTGTGGTCTCCTGTGAGTTGGTGGGAAAAATTAAGCTAGCAGCGTCGCTAGCTCAGTGTCAACAATCCAAACCTTGATGCTGCGGCCGGCGACGCGCTTTTGCATGCGCGTGTAGCCCAACGCACGCATCACGCGGCCGAGTCGCATTTCGTGGGCTTTGCTGACGTTGCGCGCGTCTATACCGACCGCGAGCGTCAACACATCGGCGGTCGTGTAGTGCTCCGCCTTTGTCTCGTCTAACCAGCGCGCGACGATGCCGGTCCAGTTGTCTTCCGACTCAAAGTCAGCGTGCGCGGCCTTGGCGAGCGTCTCCGCTTCTTTCCAGACGATGCCGTTGGCGAGCCACATTTCGTACGCCTCGGCCCACAGCTGCTCCATGTCACGCGCGATTTCCGCGGTCTTCACGCCGGTCGTGCGGACCGGGAGCCAGCGTCGGTTCTCGGTGTCGCTCAGAAACTCGTCTTCGTTGGTCGTGCCGATCATGATTAGGCGGCGCTCGAATGTCGTTGAGTGTTCCATGTACTTTGGTGTCCATTTCTCGTGCGTGCGCGTGATGAATGCTTTTATGCGGTCGGCGTCGGCGGTGCGCAAGCCGCGCAGCTCAGCCAGCTCGCCGATGAGACAGCCACGCATTTTGCGCGCAATCTCGTCGTCGTCTTCGTCCAGGCGAATCTCGACGAAGTAGGACGGGTCCGGAACCATGGCCTGAATGCCGCGCGATTTGCCGATGCCCTGTCTGCCGACAAGGATAGGGCACATATCCGCCTGACAGCCCGGCTCCATCACGCGGCCGGCGAGCGCCGTCCACAAGTAGACACCGACGCTGCGCTCATAGGCAGCATCGAGCGTGCCCATGTAGCGCGGCATGAAGTCTTTTATTCGTTCGACGCCGTCCCACTTCAGGGACAGCAGCCAGTCTTGCGCGGAGTCCATTTTGTTCGCCTCTCCGATGTAATGAACGGTATCGCGGACAAGTTCCTTCGACACCGGATGAAAAAGCGCCTCGTTCTCAAGCCACAGTCGCGCGGCCGTATAGTCGGTGTCGCGGATCGGGCGCAGCAAGCCGTCGTCTTCCGGTGTGCTAATCATCAGCTCGTGCTTGAACGAATCGAACACAATCTTAGACTGGCACAGCTCCGGAATTTGCATGACCGTTAGCACGTTCGGCAGCGTCGCGTACGCGAAGCCGGCTTTGTCTCGGTCCATCGCAGCGAGTTGCTCAGCCGTAGACGCCGCCATCTGCGTGCGCTTAGTTCCCGGAACTATCGGTGCCGGCAGCTGCTTCATCGCCGCATCTACTTCGTCCTGCGTGATGACGCGGAACTCGTCGCCGCTCGCAGCAGTGTCAACGCGCAGGCTGTTACCCGTAACCGGGTTTTGTCCGTCTACGCGGAACGAGCGCCAGTGCGACGCGAGGTCGTCGATGCTCTTGTATTTCGCACCGTCTTTAGACCACTCGTCCCACAGCTCCAGACCTTCGTCGTCGCCGTCGGTTTCGTAGTGGATCGCCATGCCGACGCGTACCCACGAGTCGTAGTCGCTGTCCGGGTCGTGCTGGAACACCTTGTCGCGCAGCTCCGAGAGCTTCATGCGCGTCTCGCGCTCTGCGCGCGGAACTTTGTTGTCGGGCTTCACCATGCCCTGCCAAATCGTCAGCAGTTCCGCCGGCATCTGCGGGATTTTGCGCCAGTCGCCGAGTCCGGCCCACTCGTACGGCTTGCCGGTGTCGGGGTGAATAGACGGCGGCAGCACGTCCTGGACAGTCGTGCCGCGCTGGTTGCCGCAGCGAAGCTCGAAGCCGTGAGGCTTCAGATTGAATGTCGGGAGTATCGGGCCGCGATACAGCAGCTTGCCGCGCCCGGCGCGACCGCTGGAGATGCCGACCGTGTCGTTAGCGTTCAGCCACGTTGACAGGTCAACGCCGCGCTCCGCGAACCAAGCCGCGGCTTTTTCCATGTCGTCGATGTCAAGGCACACCGTCCCTGAGTACGCATGGGCTAGACCCACGTTGCCGTCTAGGAATTCGGCAATCTCCGGGTCTGTGATGCACCGGCTGCGCTCTTGCCACCCTGCTAAGACCGGGCTCTTGAGCCCGGCGGGGATCGGAACAAGGACGAGCCCGGCGCGGCAATAGTCGCCGAGAATTTGTCGGGTCATTCGTTAATCGCGAGCTGCGAATTCGTATGTCGGGCCGAACGAAACGTGGTTGCCGTTGCCGCGCAAGTACTTGGCGTGGTCGGCTACGTCTGCATGACGGCAGACGTACAGGATTTCCTCGTCGTGCGCCATGTAGGCGCGGAATTCTGGTGAGAGGTTCAGGTCGATTCTAGCGGGTTCCCCGTCGTATTCGTGTGAGGGGATCAATCGGTAGTCGGTCATGTGTTCTCCGATGGTGCGGGTCCGCGAAACGGCCCGCAGAGTGCCATGTAAAAGAGGGGGCCGTCAAGCGACGACCCCCTCAACCCGCTACGTCGGATCGCTGCATACGATTAGACCGTCGCGGACCGCGCGAAAGACGACCTCTATCGCAGCGTCGTGGGGCAAGATGATTATGTCCCCACCCTCGTGCGTATCGAAGTTCATCCACGCTCGACCGCGCGGGCTGTTCGCCCGCAGCTCCCAGGTTTTCACGCCGGACGCATGTAGCAAGATGTCCGGGCGCTTCCACCAGAGGACCATTATTGTTCAGCATGCAGCGTGATGTTCCCGACCTTGCGCGAGCCGCGCATTTGCTTCGGTGGCGTCACGATTGCATGCAGCTCCACGCTCAGTGCCTCGACGATTTCGCGAGCCGTCTCCGGGTCTTCCTCCTGCAGCTGTTTTACCAGTGCTTCGAGGCGCTCGACCGTAGACCGTACCCGGTCCGGCAAAGCCGCGGGGCCTTCGCGAGCCGCGCGAGCGAATCGCGTGAGCGCGTCCCTCGTCACGTCCTCGGGAACAAGGGTGATGAGACGACCGCCGGCTTTGACGAACGCCGTGAGCGCCGCCTTGCTCGTCCTGGCGAACGTGGTGCGACGATTGCGCTCCTTGGTCCTGCGGTCGCGTTCCTCCGTCGAGGCGTCCGGGTCCGGCTTCACGTCCGGAGTCAGAACGGCCTCCACGATGACCGCGTAGAGATGCGCGTGCGCCGCCTCGACCGCACCGAGCGACTCGGCCTGCGTGTGGCGTTTGTGGGAGCCCTTCTGCAGCTCGCGCAGCGAGTGCGCGACCAAGATGCGCAGGTAGGTCCCGCGCGCCTTGTCGGCTCCGTCCGCGTTCGTGACGTACTCTTTGGCGAGGGTTGCGACCTGTGCGTCGGTCGCGAGATACGCTTTCTGTGCCATGGTGTGATCCTCCTATCTTATGGCAAGCGGAATTGCTTGCGGGGAGGTAAACACGCAGGAACCGTCCGTGGTTCCTGTCATAACAAAAAGTTTTGCGGTCTTTCGACTTAAGGGAAAACCTTATCCGAGAGCTGAGCGAGCCGCATTGATCTTCGCTTGCAGGCTGTATGCTGCCGCAGCCGCCGCAGCCTCTCGGTCTAACGCACCCTGGTACTGCCGGAGAACCTCTTCGAGTTCAGCGGCAGCAACGTCGCGTTCGGCCGCCGCCTTGTCATACATGCTCGTGGCGGTGTTGCGCTGCTCGATCGCGGCGTCACGTTCGTTACGCGCTTCGACTACCGCAGTTTCCGCCAGCGCGAACAGCGAATCGTATCTCGCCTTCTGGTCTGCAATCTGTGCGCGCAACGACGCGATGTATGCTTCGTTCTCAACAGAGCGCAGGTCCTCGTACGGCACGACCGGCGGCGTCGGAGCCTTGTACATTGCAGCGGTGTAAGCAGACCCGACATGGGTTGCACCCGGAACGGTTGCCCACGCCGCAGCGTCAGCGTCGCTCAGCGCGAGGATGAGGTTTCGCTTCGGAACCCCCGGCGCGAAATCTCGACCGACGTACTTCGCATGGAACGACGGCGCACCATTCACGATAGCCGCCTTGTGCTCGATGCAAACGCCGTTGCAGTATTTTTCTCCGCCTACCGGCGCAGACTTCGCGCTCTGCTGCCAGACGTTGTTGTGGACGATCTCGAAGCGCGGGTCTAACTGCATGCGCTTCTCGTGCGTGCGCCGCGCGAAGTCCACCGAACCGCTCGTCCAGTCCTGACGTTCAGCCTCCGGCCACGTATCCCACTGCAGTGTCACACCCCACGGGCGAACACCAAGCACGTCGTAGAACACGCCGTCCCACAGCTTTTGGTCTATGAGCATCGGCAGAAGCTCGTTCACGTGCCAGTCGGTCCACGCGGAGCCTACGCGGATGTCCGTGAGCAATGCGGTGGCGCTGTTGCGGCGGTCGTTACCCCACAACGGGACCTTGGCGATGTCTCCCATGAACTGCTCCGCCTGCACGGCCGCGCTGCCAGCATTCAGCGCGCTGACGACAGAAATCGGGATGATGTAGCGGTAGACCTTGCCGCCCTTGTCGCGGAAGCGCTGGAACTCCGGCGCGTATGGGTTGCCCTGCCCTGTCACAACGATAGCGGACGGGCCGGCGTAGGCGTCGAGGTTAGCGAGCCCGGAATAGGCTAGGAAAAGGGGGTTCATGGTTTGCTCCTATGTAAATAAAAGACGGGCGATCATCGTCGCAGCGATGACCGCCCGTCTAGTCGGCACTTTCCTACTTAGCGTCCGAGACCGTTGACGCAAGCCGTTCGAGCTGCACGATGTAGCGCCGCAACTTCTCGAACGCCTTCTGATGTTCGAGTGCCGCGCCGTCTACTTCGGACTGCACGTACCCCTGGTCCCGCTGCCATCCGTGCCGCTGAGCGGCCTCGTCGAAGGCTGCGATAAGTTTCTCGGCCTTCTTGCTGAGTGTGTTACGAATTGACTGGGGTTTGCTCACGGTCTACTCCTGTGGTGTGGTGAATGACGAGATGAATGTTGCGAGCCCTGCGAGTATGCCGCCGGTCGCTAGAACAACGATAGCGACGATCATCAAAGCCCGCGATGTGATCTTGATTGCGATTGTCATGAGAGCAGGTCGTCTAATTCTTTCATGTGTTTGCGTTCAGCGGCCCAGCGTTCGTGCGTCTCGCGCCACTCCGCTTCGTGTTGCGGGCAGAGCTGTACCCACCGCTCACCGCGATGAGTACAGCCGCACTTCTCCCGCTGTTGTTTGTCACTCACGGCCTCAATAGTAGCCGTGCTTCGGCAGTTGCTGCAACGGCCGGCGGTAGTTGTCGTAGACGCAGCCGCGCTCGTCTACGAAGCCGCGCGACACGTTGATCCACGCGCCGCCCTGTCCACTTGTGTCGGTAGTGCTCAAACATCGTTGCTCTCCCTCTTGCCCGTAGGTACTCCAGCTCGATGCGTAGGGAAGGTGCAATCCTTCACAGGCTTGCCTTCCTGTTTACATCGACATGGCCAGCACGAAAGGATCTGCTCGGGCGCGTAGCCCGCAGCGATCAACTCGAAGTAGTGCGAATCATTCACTCGCGTTCTCGCTCAACGTTGCTTCTTGGCCCGAGCTTCAGCCTCGGAGCGCTTCAGTTCGTCACGTGCCTTGAAGGCATCGCTGAATCCCTCCAGCTCTTTACGGGCTCCAGCGTTCGCCATGTCAGCCGCTGATGTCTCGTCAGCGCCTGGATCGGCGGGGGCCGCGAACTCTAGCCGCTCGACTAAGATCGCTTCTTGCAGTTGCGGAGCGCACTTGCAACAACAGACGGGTTCGAGCGTGTTACACATTGGCGAGTTCCTCCGCATAGTAGACGCGCACGATGGCGTCGTAAATGTCGCTGCGATAGTCCTCAGCGTTCAACAGGTCGCGCATCAGCTCGCGCGGCTCGAAGAAATCAACAGCGCCCGGGAAATCGAGCGGAACGTCCGTGTATTCGTTCAGCAGCTGCTCGATGCGCGGATGCGGACCGAGCGTCTCGATGAAACCGACCACACCCGTCGGACTGGTAAGCGCATAACCCTTGCGTTTGCGGCCTTTCACCCTGACCGTAGCGGCGTGCCAGCCGGTCACCTTGCGCAGGCTAGTGTTCCAACCTGCGTTGTCGAGCTTTACTTGTGCGTTCATGTGTCGTCTAACCTCGTCGTGTTGTGAAAAATCAATAGTCGGTCGGAAGCAGAATCGAAGTTCGCTTTCTGTCGGCCTCCGTGATGATCCAGAATTCTGATGTTGGCGTTATCTCGTAAGCTGAAAACAAACGACCGCCCGCTTCGAGCGCAGCATCGTTCGTTTTCAGCCCGTTCGCGTTGAGGTCGCCCCAGTCGCCCGCGACGTGGCGCGCGAGCATCCCTGCGAGGCGGCCTTGCCAGCCGAGTTCACCAAACAGTTTACGTGCTTCCCCTTCGGCTGCCTTTGTGATTTCGAGCTTGCCGATTTCGAATTTTGCGGCGGTCATGACTACGTTCCTCTTTCGTTGTCAAGTTGTCGAGCCCTGAGACGTACGGTACCCACCTACGTCCGTCGAAATATTCTTGTGCGAGCATTAGACCGATTGCGTAGCCCTGCTCGCCGGGCTTCGCGTAGAGCCACCGCGGCGATTCCTCGCCGCGATAGCGAACAGTTCCGGGAACTATGCGCCCTTTCTTCATTCTGCACCCCCTGCTCCGCGCAGACGCTGATGCGCGACATACCCGAAAGCCTGCTGGCAAAGCTCGCGCTCTTTCTCCAGTCCCTTGGCGGCCAGCATCCTGTCGAGCGTGGACAGCGGCACGGCCGCTAGGCTCATGGTGTTCGCCGCGTTGCCGGCCGCCGTCGCGCGGTTGGCCATCTCGTCGGCGATCTCTTTGTAGCTCACGCCGTCAGCGTTGCGCGCTGGCGGTTGGGTTGCTCGTAGCTTCGCGATGACTTCGAGCAGGTCATCGTTGCTGTCTCGATGCAGGCCGAGCGCTGTCCGCACCTGTAGCAGCGCACGCTGGCATCGTTCAAGCTCGTCGATCTCTGGAGGCGTCGCGAAATTGAATCCGCACGCCACACAGTGCGTGCGCGGCAACAGAACGATGGACACCCACGGATGGGCACACTCATTCGATGAACTGGTGTTACTCATTGGTCGTCCCTCCGCGGCATGGTGCCGCATCTGTAGCAAGGCGTGTAGCACCAGCGTTCCGTCGAACGCGCGTAGCCGATATAGAATCCGACCGCGTAGCCGATGAGCATGCCGAAGAAAACTCCGGCCGCCGCTATCAGCGTCCACAGGATCGGAAGTAGGTCGCTCACAGCGGCACCGACGGACCGCCGTCGCCCCCGTTCTTGAGCATGCAGTCCGTGTCGGTGTCGCACGCGATGACAGCAGCGCGCACACACTGACGAGGTTGCTGCACTTCGGCGCGCATCTCGTGCATGAACTGCCATTGACGGATCAACAGAAACGTCACTAGCAGTGCGATGTATGTTAGACGCATGGTCTACTCCTGGAGTGTGAGGGGGAGCTTCGCATTCAGCAGCTGCAGCGGTTGCCAGCCGTTGATGCGTGTAAGGTGCTCGCGGATTCTATACGCGAGCTGGTCTACCGTGTGCGCGTCGCGCCAGACTTGCGCGGCGGTTTGCGGTCGGCCGTTCGGGGTGTCGTGCAGATAGTACTCGTTCATAGCTTCGCCCTCGTCGGTGCATACTGCTCCAGTTCCGCTATGTACGCGAGCAGGTTCGTGCGCGTGTTGTCCACGTTGTCTTTGTTCGGCCATTCATGGCTGTCGCTGACTTCGCTAGCGAAGGCTTGAACAAGCTCGACAGCGGTAGCTGAAGCGAGTTCGGCGGCTTGCCGTTCCGCGCGCGTCGGGCGTCTGGTGAAAGTTGCGTTCATGGTTCTCTCCTGTTTGAACTGTCACTCAAGCTGTCACACTGCGCGTGCTAATAGCGCAGTGTGACAGGTTCAATGCTCAGTTAGACGCGGAAGCCGTCTCCTGCTGCTCGCGAGCCGCACGCTGGAACGCCAGCATCTTGCGATTCTGCTCGACGACAGCATCGAACGCCGCCTTACCCTGACCGTCATCATCGTTGATGATGTTGTAGGTCGCGATGGCGACGCGGCCCTTGCCGGTCTCGATGAGCGTCGCTTCCGAGCCCACCGCGACAGCCTCAGCACAGCTCTTGAGGACTTCGATCAGTCCAAGCTGAGCGATAATGCCGCGGTCCGCGAAGGCCGGATGCGAGAGGTCCACGAGAATCGTCAGGATGTGGTTGGACTTCTTGCTGGTCTGGTTCTGGTCAGTCATGTTTTCAAACTCCTGTGTTGGTTAGTCAACGTCTACGAAAAATCACTTGCGATACCGTCTATTTCTCTTGGCTTCTTTCTCCCGTAAGTGGTCTATTGATCGTTTCGGAGGACCGTCTTCGCTATCCAAGTCGATCTTGTCTTCCGGCTTCGCCTGCAGATACTTCTGTCGCTGCGCGCGGTCATCTTCGTGCCGCTGTTTCAGTTGTGCGTGGAGTGTCTCGCCGCGCAATTTGAAACTTTTGGCGGCCTCTTTGTCTCCGGCCTCCTTGGCTTCCGCATAGTTCACGAGCGCATCCTGAAACAGGCGATAAAGCTCTGTCGCCATCAGCCCTGTAGACCAACC